GATGTGACCATGCGTAAAGGCTGGACACAATCTAGCTTATTAACAACAACTACAGGTGTAGTAGCTATTAGCACTATCACCCGTGTAAGTACGGTTGCTACGCTAACAACAAGTTCAGCACACGGACTTTCAACAGGTAATCAAGTTTCTATCTCAGGTTGTACGCCTTCCGCTTACAACGGAGTGTATACAATCACCGTAGTCAACAGTACATCATTCACCTACACAATGGCTTCAGTTCCTGCTGGTAGTGCTTCAGTAGTAGGTAGTTATGAAAAAGGTATTACAACGCCTGTTAATACTTTGATGAATTACATTGAAGTGGGTGGTTATAAGCTATTTGCTGCGGCTGGTAGCACTATTTATGAAACTGCGGTAAATCCAGCAGTTCGTGTATTTACTGGCTTAAATAGCGATAAATTACAGTCTGTCAACATAACCAATGCTGGTGGTCATTTTCTAGTAGCTTGTAACGGTGTTGATCCTGTTACGATTTATGACGGTACACGCTGGTTTTTTGTAGCTACAACGACTACTGCTTCAACTATTTCAAGTATTGCCCGTACAAGCCCTTCTACAACGGCTACGGTAACTACTGCAACTGCACACGGTTTAGTAACAGGCAACAGAGTAACCATTACAGGTGCTTCAGAAGCCACATTTAACGGTACTTTTGTTATTACGGTTACGGGTGCAAGTGCTTTTACTTACACTTCTACTGGAACTACTACAGCAACTTCTGTTACGGGTGCGTATACAACTGTTGGTATTACTGGCGTTAATTCAAATACATTTATCAATGTCAATTTGTTTAAAAATCGCTTGTATTTCACGCAAAAAGACACTTTAAGTTGTTGGTATTTAGATGTAGATGCTATTGCTGGCCCAGCTTATCAGTTAAATTTTGGTGGTATTGCCCGAAATTCAGGGTTTTTACAAGCAATGGGTACATGGACTATAGATGCTGGACAAGGTGCAGACGATTACGCTGTATTTGTGACTAGCATGGGTGAAGTGCTTGTTTATAACGGTACAGATCCTGACAATGCAGACACTTGGGCGTTAAAAGGCGTATGGCAATTAGGTCAAACATTTAGCCGTAGATGCTTCTTTAAATGGGGTGGCGATCTTTTATTGCTAACTCAAGATGGTTTAGTACCTTTAGCTTCTGCCTTGCAATCAAGCCGATTAGACCCCCGTGTCAACCTTACAGATAAGATTTATTTTGCAGTAAGCCAAGCAGCAACCCTTTATTACGCTAATTTTGGTTGGCAGATCAATTATTACGCTAGTGAAAATATGTTGATTCTGTCTATTCCAACCGATGACGGTATGGAACAGTATGTTATGCACACTATTACAAAGGCTTGGGGTAGATTTACTGGTATTCAGGCTTATTGTTGGGAAGTTTCAGGCGATGCTGATATGCACTTTGGTGGTAATGGAATTGTAGGTATTTTTTATAGTAGTTATTCTGATAACGGTGGCAACATTACAGCTACTGCACAACAAGCCTATAGTTATTTTGAAAGTGCAGGTCAATTAAAGCGTTTTACATTGGTAAGACCAATCCTTCAGTCTACAGGTGGCGTACCTAATGTGGTATGTGGCTTGAGCGTTGATTTTGATACACAATCTCAAATAGGACAAGTTCAATTTAACCCAAGTACTCAAACAGAAGGTGTTTGGGATACTTCTAGATGGGATCAAGCAAATTGGGCAGGTGGCTTAATTACTACTAAAATATGGCAAGGCGTTTCAGGACTAGGGTTTTCAGGTTCAATTAACTTAAATGTGGCAAGCAGAGGTATAGAACTCCATTGGGCAAGTACGGATTATGTAATGGAACGAGGGGGCGTACTGTAATTGCGACAAGTTACTACTGAAAATCAGGATTTTATGCGTTCTTGGGTTGAGCGTATGTTATTTCAGAAATTTGGTGAGGAAGCTAGGTTTATAGGGCAAGAAATAGACGGTAATTTAGTAGCTGTAATAGCATTTACTAACTTTATCCCTAATGCCTGTGCAATGCACATAGCTTCAGTAGGTGAAAATTGGATGTCTAAAGATTTATTATGGGCGTGTTTTGATTACCCCTTTAACAAATTGGAAAAAAAGGTTATATTAGCGACTATGGAAGCGTCTAATGACGAAGCCGTAAAACTAAACCGACACCTTGGTTTCCAAGATAAAGCGTTAATTGAAGATGCCCATGAGAATGGTGATTTACTTTTAATGGCGATGAGAAAAGAAGATTGTAAATGGTTGAATCTTAAATGCTCATTGCGTAAGCAAATAGGAGATTGATATGGGTGGTGGTGGCGGTTTATTAGGCGGTATTACAGGTGCTTTGTTTGGAGAGCCCGATGTTCCTGCAACCCCTGACTATACGGGAGCAGCGAAAGAAACTGCTGCTGGTAACTTAGATGCAGCTAGAGCGGCAGTAGCGGCTAACCGTGTTAATCAAGTCACGCCCTATGGCACTCTAAAGTATTCAATAACTGGTCAAGACCCTTACGGAAATCCAACTTGGACTTCTACAAGCCAATTAAGTCCTGATCAACAAGCTCTATATGATTACGATATTGCAAGCTCAAAAGGCTTAGGACAACTGCAAAACAAAGGTTTAAATTATGTCAGCAATATGCTTGACAAACCTTTTGACACTAGCGGATTGCCCCAAACTGGCATTAATGCTGGTGAGCAAATGTCTGAATCTATTATGCGTAGACTTCAGCCAAATATTCTAATGGAGCAGAAACGATTTGATGCTCAAATGGCTAACCAAGGTATACCTTTGGGATCAGAAGCCTATCAAAACGCTAAACGCAACTTTGATGAACGCCAAAACGACAAGCTCACAAGTGCAATTATTCAAGGCACAAATACTGGTATGCAAGCAAGAGGTCAAGGTTTCAGCGAATTGGCTTATAGGCGTAACGAACCAATTAACACGCTCAATGCTGTTCGATCAGGTTCTCAAGTAACTAACCCTAATTCATTCTTTATTAATGCACCGCAACAATCTACAACGGCTGGTGCTGATTATTTGGGTGCAGCAGGTATGACAGGTAACGCTAATATAGCTGGAGCTAACGCTACAAATGCTCAAAGAAATGCAATGATTAGCGGTCTTTTTAGTCTTGGTTCTTCTTACGCTGGAAGTTAATAATGAATAATTACAACAACTACATGACTATGCAAGATTTACAGGGTATTGCACCTGTAATGCAAAACACGCAAAATCAACAACAATTGGTTAATCAAGCTTTAGCTCAAGGTGGTCAATTAGCTCAACAAGCCCTTGGAACTCCACAGCAGATACAAATGGCCAATGCGTTAAGACAAGGTAATCCTACCCAACAATCTGATATGCAGAAGCAAGAAATTAATATGTTAGGTTCTAACACTTGGAATCCATATAGCGATTACAACCGTGGAACTAACGGCTTTGGAAATTACGGAGAATAATATGGCAGATCCATTCAATCCTGAGATACAAGTCCAAGACATTTCTCGCCAAAGAGAATTAGCTAAAATGCTTTTGCAAAAAGGCATGGCTGATAACTTACAAGGTCAGATGGTTAGTGGTCGCTATGTTGGGGCTAGTCCAATCCAAGGTATTGCCAATGTTTATTCTGCCTACAAAGGCGGTCAAATGGCTAAAGAAGCAGACCGTAAACAGCAAGAATTAGCTCAAATGTTGAGAACTCTTGGAGCACAAGAATCGCAAGATGTTTTGTCTACAATGCGTGGCCGTCAAGCTGTTCCTGAATTTATCCCACAAGGTCAAACATTACTTGATGACCAAGGTATGCCTACTTATGGAGCACAAAGAGGTGTTGCAGGAGTTGCCCCTGATTTAGAAGCTGCTTATGCTAAAGCAATTGGAGCTAGATCACCACAAGGTCAAGCACTTGCCCCTCTATTAGCCAAACAACTAATGCCTGATTTAACTCCTGAAGAAAAACGCTATAAAGCTGCTAGAGCAGACGGTAGTTTCAAGGGTGGCTTTAATGATTTCTTGAACCAATTGACCGAAAAAGATAAGTTTATGATTGCTAAAGATAGAGCAGAGTTAGCAGATAAAGGTATCTTTATTGGTGGTGGTGCTCCTAGTGGTGGTATGCCTATGGGTAGTGGTCAAGGTGGCGGTCAAGTAAGGCAAGTTACTGGTGATGCTAAATATATGCCAGCTAATATGCCTGTTTATGAACCTGATCCAAGTTTAACTAATGCACAAAATCGTGAATTGCAAGCTCAGTTTGCTAAAGATAATCAAAAAAATGTAAAAAATGCTAAAGATGCTTTTGGTTCTATTAAAGCGGTTTCAGAAATTCTTAGAACCAATGAACCAAGTTCAGGTTTGGCAGAAAACATTATTACTGGCACTAGAGAAATTTTTGGCGGTGGTGGAAAACAATCACAAGCTGATGCCAAGCTAAAAGTATTAGGTCAAAAACTTGTTCAGCAAGTACCTAGATTTGAAGGCCCACAGTCTGATAAAGATGTGGCTTCTTACCAAGCTGCCGCTGGTGATATTGGCAATGCAAATAAACCTATTGCTGCTCGTTTAGCGGCTTTGCAAGTTTTGGTTGACTTGAATAAAAAGTATTATCCAAACGGTGATTGGGATTCTATTAATTTAGAAGCTCCTAAGATTATTCCTAATATGCTAGGTGGTACAAACACTTACTTTGGTGCAACAGTAGATAAGCCTGTAGAGCAAGGTTGGCGAGTAAAGGTAACACCATAATGGCTGAAAGAGAATATACGGTTGTTGCCCCTGATGGCAAAGAAGTTACATTGATTGGCCCTGTTGGTGCTAGTCAAGCTGAAATTATTGCTCAAGCTCAAAGACTGTATAAATCAACACCTATAGACAGAGGTAACATCATTAATACTGATGTACCTACTGTTGTGGGAACTCGCCCAAATGCTGTAAATCAACAACCTGTACAAGCACCAAGAACAATGGGTGATTATGCAAAAGCCCTGTATGAAGTGCCACTAGCTGCATTTAGTTCATTTCCAGCAGCCGTAGCTTACGGTAATGTTCCATCAGGTTCTGCCCCCGAAGTTTATCAAGCTGCTGAAGAACGGGCTGCTAGACTTCAATACAGTCCAAGATCACCAGTTAGCCAAGATGTATTACAAAGTGTTGGCGAAGTATTGACTGATGCAAAAATACCACCTTTTATTCCAGTATTGGGAACTACAGCAAGAGCTACGCAACAAGCTGGTAGAACTACAGCACCATTGGCTAGTAGTAATTTGCCATCGTTTAATCAAGTTACTCAAGCTGTAAAAAATGCCCCTACTAGATATGCAGATTTATTGCGTGAGCGTGAAGCACCTGTAATGTCAGGTGTTGGTGCTGCTGAAGTACCTGCGGCCAACCAAAGAATTCAACTAGCTCAAGGTTTGCGTGTACCTATTAATTTAAGAAAAGGTCAAGCTACAAAAGAGCTAGGGCAAGCCCAATTTGAAGCTGAAATGGCTAAAACCTACCCTAAAGATGTGGGTAGACCAATTATTGAATCTAACCTTACTCAAAATGAGCGTGTTTTGCAAAACTTTGATGCTTATGTAGATGCAACAGGAGCACAAAAAGCTGGTGAATTGAATTTGCGTGAAGTTGGCAAGGTTGTTGATTCAGCCTTGGTTAATGAAGCCAATCGTGTTAAAAAGAAAATTACCGATTTGTATACAATTGCTCGTGAAAAAGGTGAAACTCAAGAACCTGTTAGCTATGCTCCATTAAAAGCATACATTGAACAACAAACACCTACAGTTAGAACAAAACTTGCCCCAATTTTAGATGCGGTTGATGAACAAATTAAGTTAAATGACCCTAAAGGTACTGGTGCAATATCTATCAATCAAATTGAAGATATTTTCCAATTTATCAATAAAAACTACGACCCTACTGATGCTGTTGCTAATGTCCATGTTCGTCAAATGAAAAATTTCATTGACGCATCAACAGAAGGCAAAGGCGGTGAGTATTATCAAACAGCTAGGGCAATGAGAGCTAAATATGCAAGAGAGTTTGAAAATGTTGGTTATATTGACAAACTTTTAAGCAAAAAATCAGGTACAACAGACCGTGCAGTAGCTTTAGAAGATGTATTTGACCATAGCATTTTGAAGGGATCACTAGATGATGTTAGGTCTATTGGTAGAACGCTTAAAAAAGCTGGCCCTGAAGGTGAACAAGCATGGCGTGAGCTACAAGGTCAAACCATTGAGCAAATGAAAGCTGCCGTTACTAAGAATATTCAGCGTGATGAAGTAGGCAATCCTATCGTATCCCCTAAACAGTTTGATACATTTGTTAAAAACTTGGATTCTGACGGTAAATTGGACTATATCTTTGGTAAAAAGGGTGCACAAGAGATTCGTGACCTTAGAGATACGGCCATTACGGTTTATAGCCCCGTGGCTGGCATTAACCAATCAAATACAGCTAGTGCATTAACTCAGGCTTTAGATCGCATTAGAGGTTCTGCATTGAGCAAATTGCCTATGGGTATTGGTTCTTTGTACGAAGTTGGTGCTGAAATGGCTACAAAGAAAAAACTAGGTAAACAAGTGCAAGAAGCTGTTGATTTTGACCCAAACGCTTTATCTAAAGAATTGAGAAAAGGAAAATAATATGTCACGCAATGGTTCAGGTACTTATACCCTACCAGCAGGAAATCCAGTAGTAACAGGCACAAGTATTAGCTCTACATGGTCTAATACCACGCTATCAGATATTGCTGCTGCTCTTACACAATCGGTAGCTGCTGATGGTCAAACGCCAATGACGGGCAACCTTAATATGACAAACAACACCATTGAGAATGTG